ATAAGTTCAACAATGTCATTATCTTGATTATCTTGATTATCTTGATTATCTTGATTATTTGTAGTAGTAATATTATTACGTTTTGAATTAATAGTACTTTGGCTAACTAGTTCAATATTATTGATACGATAATTTAGTTTATCGTTATCTTTATGAGTATGTAATAATTTATTTGTTTTAGGAATTAAATATTCATCGAGATATAAAGTTTTTTTAGTACCAGAAATAATACAAGCAACTCTATTACTTAATAAGTACCATTTTGCAGTAAATTCATCATAATCTTTATATGATATGTTAATAATTTTAGAAATATTATTATTATCAACAATAAATTTTATATTATTTTTCATAGTTATTTGCCAGTATATATCATCTTGATTTTCGGAAAATAATTCTATATCATTTTTGATAGTATATGTTTTCATATTTATCATAACTTGTTCACCAGCTTTAGCAACGTTTAAAGTTTTAATATCCATATTTATTTAATAAGTTTATGAAATTATTTAATAAATAATGTTATATTTCAATTTTATATAATAAAAAGATTTTAAAAATTATAATATTACGCAAATAATACAAAAATATACACACCTAATTGCTATACGCAAGTCCTCCCATTCCACTCATAATACGAAGGACGTTGTAGTTGACGGCGAAGACCTTAAGGTTGAGGGCGGCATTGGTATGATTGGGATTAGCAGTAGAGTAAGTGAGTTGGAGAACAGCATTATCGATACGAGAAAAGTTGCAAGTACCGCTGGGTTGGTGCTCCTCAGGGGAAAGAGCAAAGCTGTAGCTGTAGATAAACTGGTTGCGGTAGAATCTTGTAGCAGCATCTGCACCATCTAATTCAATTTCAGCAGTGGTACGAGGAACACGTTGATGGTGTTCGTAGTTCTGGACCTTGCGGAAATAATCGGCATAACGGACAGAGAAACGATCGTGACCGTTGAGTTGGAGTTTACCTGTAGCAAAAGTATCAAATGTAGCTGCAGCACCAGCACCAGTGCTAAAGTTCATGTAGTTCCACACTCCAGCTGCAGTAGCTGCAGGAAGAGATGATAGACGATGAACCCAGATAAGTTCCTTAACAGGGTGATTGAAGTTAAGATTTACATTCTTATTAGAATCACCAGCAGCAATTGTTTCATCACCAGTAAATTGAACTTGTTCAATGAGGTACTCGTGGCTGACCTGGGCAAAGCGACGGCGCTCATCAGTATCAAGATAAACGTAGTCAACATAGAGCTTGATACTAACAGCATTGGTAAATGCACCAGTATCAGTTGTTAAACTACCAACACTATTAAGTTCAAGGTTAAGCTTAACTTCGTGGTACTGGAGAGCAATAAGGGGAAGAGCAAGACCAGGGTTGCGGTTGAACCAGAATTGGAGAGGAACATAAAGACGAATATCAGATTGATAGTTAGTACCAGTTGGAATTACTGTTCCTTGTAAATTATTACCAACCATATTGTCATAACCAGCACGCTTGCCAGCAGGCATAGTAAGCTCAGTCCAGATGTTCATCCACTCACCATACTGACGGTCAATGAGTTGACCACCAATCTCGATTTCGGCTTGTCTGACCATGGCATTACCAACACCATATACCCATAATGAACCACCGGCTTGATAGGGGAGAACAACCTCAAGATACATCTGTTGAATAAGATCACCATTACGGCTGATGGTAGCGGTTACACGCTTTCCGAAGTCAGCTTGACCGTTGAAGGTCTGTTCGATAGACTCAACGGCGAAGTTGGTGTGGCGACGGTATACGACCTTGAAGAAAGTGATTTGAGGATTACCAGTAAGGTAGACATCCTGAGCGCCATAGGCGACGAGTTGCATAAGACCTCCAGACATTTTAGATTAGATAAAGATTGAAATTATACTTTATTATAATATTATTATTCTAGAAGAATTATGAAATAAACTTATCTAGTAAATACATTATCATATGAAACTTATAAAATATACACTAATTAAATTAGTTTGTAATTTTAGATATCGAAAAAAATAAATTTTAAATTATTATGGAAAATATGGAAAATATGGAAACTTTCTTAAAAATATTAGAATAATGTTTTTATAAATGTATGGAAATATTCAAAAAATTATTGGAAAAATATTATAAATATAATGCAATATAATGCAATATAATGCACTTCTAATTGCTATACGCAAGTCCACCCATACCACTCATAATACGGAGAACGTTGTAGTTGACGGCATAGACGTTAAGGCTGAAAGCAGCGGCGTTAAGAGCAGGTTGGAAAGCACGACCGGTAGAGTCAACACCAGCAGCACCACCATTAGCATTGTAAGTGAGTTGGAGAACAGCGTTGTCAATGCGGGAAAAGTTGCAAGTGCCGGAGGGTTGATGCTCCTCAGGGGAGAGGGCAAAGCTGTATGAATAGATGTACTGCTTGCGGAAAAGATTGGCAGCAGAAGTGCCGTTGACTAAAACACCATTGAGCTCAATACCTACACGGGGAACACGGGTGTGGTGCTCGTAGTTCTGAACCTTGCGGAAATAGTCAGCAGTACGGACAGAGAAACGGTCGTGACCATTGAGTTGGAGGAGACCAGTCTGGAAAGAATCAGCACCAGCAGCAGTGCCGTTCTCACCAGAATAGTTGAACCAGCAGCAATTTCCAGCAACAGTTCCAGAGGCGTTATGGAGAGCAGTGGTGTGTACCCAGATAAGTTCTTTAACGGGGTGGTTGAAGTTTAGGTTGATATTCTTGTTGGTTGAGGCAGCAGCAATAGTTTCAGCACCAGTGAACTGAACCTGTTCAATGAGGTACTCGTGGCTGACTTGGGCAAAGCGACGGCGCTCATCAGTATCAAGATAAACGTAGTCGACATAGAGCTTGCAAGAAAATCCAGAAGTGGGTTGAGTAGCAGCAGTAGTAAAATTGATTAGGTCAGCAAATGCACGGAGTTCAAGATTAAGTTTAACCTCGTGGTATTGGAGAGCAATGAGGGGAAGAGCAAGACCAGGGTTACGGTTGAACCAGAACTGGAAAGGTACATAAAGACGCTTAACAGCAGTGCAGTCAAGATCACCAATCTGGTTGTTGTTTCCAGGAAGATTACCAACCATGACATCATAACCATCACGCTTGCCAGCAGGAACAGTAAGCTCGGACCAGATATTCATCCAGTCACCATATTGACGATCAATGAGCTGACCACCAATCTCAATCTCAGCTTGCTTAACAAGAGCATTACCAACACCATAAACCCAGACGTTGGAAGCAGCTCCAGCAATACCACTAACAGCGGGAAGAACTAGCTCGAGATACATCTGTTGGATTAAATCACCATTACGGCTGATGGTAGCGGTTACACGCTTTCCGAAGTCAGCTTGACCGTTGAAGGTCTGTTCGATAGACTCAACAGCGAAGTTGGTGTGGCGACGATATACGACCTTGAAGAAAGTGATTTGGGGATTACCAGTTAGGTAAACATCCTGTGCGCCATAGGCGACGAGTTGCATAAGACCTCCAGACATTTTAAATTAGATATAAGATTGAAATTATACTTTATAATAATATTATTTTTCTAGAAGAATTATGAAATAAACTTATCTAGTAAATACATTATCATATGAAACTTATAAAATATACACTATTTTGATTATTTTTCTATTAATGATATCGGAAAAAATAAATAAAAAACATTTAATAAAAACATTATGAATTTGTTTTTCAAAATATTTTTAATTTTATATTCTAGAAGAATAATCTAATCTAGAATAATCTAATCTAGAATAATCTAATCTAGAATAATCTAATCTAGAATAATCTAATCTAGAATAATCTAATCTAGAATAATCTAATCTAGAATAATCTAGAAGAATGAAGGAATATATTCTAGGTAATATTTTTGGTATTACCCAAGTATTAATTGGTCACCCTTTTGACACATTAAAAACTAACTTGCAAAATTCTAGAGATATAAAAATATTCATCAAAAATCCAATCCAATTATACCGTGGTATAACATATCCTTTACTAATGAATAGTATTGGCACGTCTTTTCTTTTTGGTAATTATGATTATTTTTATAAACAAACTAATAATAGACTTATTGCAGGTATGCTTACTGGAAGTATAAGTGCTTTTATTTTAACACCATTTGATTATAAAAAAATCCAATTGCAAACTAAATCTGTCCAAGATCAATCTCAATTTATAAAATCAGAAACATTATCAGAAATAGTTAGAAAATATTATAAGGGATTTGGATATACATTATGTAGAGAAATTACTGCTATACCAATATACTTTTATTCATATCATTATTTAATTGAATATACTAATCCATTTATTGCTGGTGGTATTGCAGGTGTTAATAGTTGGTTATTTACATATCCTATTGATACATTAAAATCACGCAAACAATTATATCAAAATAAAACTTTAAAAGAAATGATTAAAATGGGTAGTCTATATAATGGACTAACAATTACATTAATTAGAGCATTTGTTGTAAATAGTAGCAGTTTTTATATGTATGATTTAATAAAAAAATTACATTTACAAGATTAATAATTTTAGTAATTTTAATAATTATAATATTTTTTATCAGTATCAGTGCTTACTCCAGTAAATTTTTCACTAAGACTTTTATTATAAAATAAATATGGTGAATAAATATTTGATGTACCAGAAAAATTAGTTTGAACTATATTAGTAGATGGTCCTCTCATTGCTGAACTCATAGAAATACCTTGAGATGTTAATACACTCATATCAGCACCAGCATTTAATAATGCAATTGTTTGTGATGGAGATAATGTAGGAACAGTCGCACCGACAGTTGTACGAATGATACCAGAACTTGTTGTAGTAGGAACAGTTGCACCGACAGTTGTACTAGTGATACCAGCACTTGTTGTAGGCATCATTGTTGTAGTAGGCATCATTGTAGTGGTGGGCATCATTGTTGTAGTAGGCATCATTGTAGTTGTAGGTTCCATTGTAGTTGTAGGTGCCATTGTAGTTGTAGGTGCCATTGTAGTTGTAGGTGCCATTGTAGTTGTAGGCACCATTGTAGTTGTAGGTTCCATTGTAGTTGTAGGTATCGACATCATTGTAGTAGTGGGTGCCATTGTAGTTGTAGGTGCCATTGTAGTTGTAGGTTCCATTGTAGTTGTAGGTGCCATTGTAGTTGTAGGCATCATTGTAGTTGTAGACATCATTGTAGTGGTGGGTGCAATTGTAGTTGTAGGAACAGTCGCACCGACAGTTGTACTAGTGATACCAGCACTTGTTGTAGTAGGAATATTATTAATTATTACAGCATCGGGATTATTAGTGTTTGTAAATCCTAAGTCGCCAGCTTTATAGTCAGAACTGTTGCTATCTAATCCTACTATTATTGAATCAGTAGTAGTATCAAAACGTTGTTTGCTTCTATTTGTAATATTTTTGACATTTTTGAAGCTAGAAACTGATTGTGAATCTAATGTAAATATTTTATAAGGAATTGGGTTACCATTATCTAAAGAACTTCCAAATTTCCATGTAGAAGTAGGTAATGCTTTTTGTGTTCCTGGTGTATTTAATATATAATTTTGAATAGTTTGGATACTATTATTTTTATCATAGAGTTCAATTATTGCATCTTGTAAACCAGGACAAAAATTAGTTCCATCACAAATAGCTGTGTTATTGAAAATAATTAAACTATTTATATAAACAGTATCATCAAATACTTGTACATGGCTCTTAGGAAATATTTCTATAATCAAATATGGAATATCATCAACATTAGTTTTAGACCCAAAACAATCATTTTCCGAAGATCTAGTTTTTATACTTCTTCGTGAATTTGGTAATGACAATTCTACTTCATAATTTCCATCAGGTGATGTACTAATTTTTGTATTACCTATTTTCAAATCATCCATTGATAACATAAATGAAGTTTGTAAAATTGCTTTATCTGCAGTACAACCAGATACTGTACTACTTTGTACCATAGAAGACTGTAATGTTTGTATTCTATCATTACTATCACCTAAACTAGAATAAAAATCTGCACCAAACAGATTGTAACCTTGATCACCAAAAATAAATATACCAGGTATTATTAATTTATCACGTCTTGGTAATCTAATTGATAAAAATTTACCTGGAACTGATCTATATACTGGTAATGTTGGTAATGTTGGTTCAACTGTAGTTGCGGGCATCATTGTAGTTGTAGGCATCATTGTAGTTGTAGGCATCATTGTAGTTGTGGGTGCAGGAGAAACTATAAAAGTCTCCCATACATCTGTAGGGTTTCCAGGTGTATTATAAGGTCCATACACGTTAGTAATATTTTTGAAGTTTTTTTTCCATAGTTCATTGCCTGATGTATCTAATATTTGAATTAATGCATTTGATATACGTTCAGCACAATTATCGCTTCTGCTATAAATTTCAATACCACTAATATTAACTGGATTAGTAAAAGTATATGACCACCATCCTGGTGAAAGGCCATTTGAAGGTGTGCTTCCTGATGCACTACAATAATCATTTGAATTCCAAGTAGTATCAATATTTAATTTGCTGTTTTTTGCTTGTGTAAGGGTTCTGGAAGAATTGTTAGATACATATTTTAATGCATTATTTGGTCCATTGTTTTGAAATGTTGTTGATAATGCTGCTATACCATTCGTACCTAAATTTAAAATTTTACCAGTATCATCATAAATAAATACTGCAAATAAATTTACATCACTACCATTAGAATTTGGTATGCCATTACAATTTTGACAGGTAATTTTAACTGCTTTCCCTCTAATAGATGGTTCTGTATTAAATTTCTCTTTACTAGTTTTGTGTCTGTTAAAATAATTATAAAATAAAACAATTACTAGTATTACTATTATTAATACTAAAATACATATACTTGTTTTATTTAAAAGTTTGTTATTAATCATTTTATATAGATTATATATATAATATAGATAATATAGATTTATAGAAAATAATTACAGTTTTTACGTTTCCTTATTAAGATACAACTAGAAAAAAAATGGAAAAAAAAATAGCAAAAAATGGTAAAATATATAATTAATTAAATAAAAATTGAAAAACAATTGCCTAGTAAGTTTGTTTGTTTTTCTAGTAATAGGAAAAAAAAACCGAATTTATTTATTCGATAAGCACAAAGTGTGCAATTAAATTAAATAAATGTCCTCCTATTTAATTTAATAGGTTGTTTCCTTTTGGGGAGGAGACATCGATTTATTCGGTTTTTTTTAAACATCAATTTTTGTTGAAAAAAATAAAAGTAACTAAATTTTATCTATTTTTCCTTTAATTACCACTCAATTTATACCATAAAATAGTTAAATAGTAGGCGAACACCGATTCCACTAGCTTCTGGCGAAGCATATTTCACTACATCAGTAATTTTATAACTAGGTCCTGCAATATCAATATGCATCCATTTAGTATTTTTCTTAATGAATTGTCTCATAAATAAACTAGACATTATTATATCTGCACTTGAAGCAAAACTAACATTTTTAATATCTGCCACATAACTTTCTAATTTATTTACGTGTTTTTCCATCATTGGTAATGGGACTAATAATTCATTAATTTCCTGTCCGCTAGCAATCATTTTTTCCATTTCATTATCACTATTCACTGATAATATATTACTAAACATCTTACTAGATAATGCTTCCTGTTGTCCTGTTAATGTTGCAAAATCTATTAATGTTGCCTTTGGATATTTATCCACAGCATATGCCAAACAATCAGCCAATACCAAACGCCCTTCAGCATCAGTGTTTGTAATTTCTACAGTTTTGCCATCATATGCTGTCAGTACATCACTAGGTTTAGTTGCATTTGGTCCTATACTATTTTCGGCAAAAGGGCATATTACATTAATACATTTAGTTCCTTTATTCATTGCATATCCTAATAAGAATGCAGTAACAGTTGCGGCACCTGATAAATCTGTTTTCATTTCAATCATTCCTTTAGTGCCTTTAATATCAAGTCCGCCAGTATCAAAAGTAATACCTTTACCTAATAATACATATGCCGGATCATCTTGTTTTTTATCACATTCGCCTCCAGTATAGCGCATAATTAAAACTTGTGGTGCATTTTCTGTGGAACTAGCTTTACCTACTCCCAGAATAAGTCCCATTCTAAGTTTTTCTAGGTTTTCTTTGTCTAAAATTTCAACAGCGATTGATAATTTCTGTTTTTTAATGAATGTTTTAACGAAATCAATGAATCTGTTTGCTTTAGCTATATTTGCGGGCTCATTTATTAAATCTCTGGCGATGAAAACACTTTTAACAATATTAGATAATTTTTGTATTCTAGAGACATATAATTTTCCTGATTTCTCGTTTATAGATTTATTAACAACTATATTTATACGATGCAAATAAAATTTAATTGCATTTTTGTTGAGGGCTTGATTTGTTTTATATTTATTAAATCTATAAGATGATAATAACACACCTTCTAGAATAGTTTCTATATATTTTGTAGTATTGTTTTGCTTTTTGTCAGTGGTCTTTTTATCTATAGTATCTACTATATTGAATGATTTAATATTGTTTCCCTTAATTATGTTAAAAATAGTGTTGCCAGATACACGTAAACTTTCTAGTAATTCACTATCATCAGTTTTATTAAATGATTTATTATTTATAACAACAATAAATATTTGATGTATTTTACTAAAAAGTGGCAAATTATTTTTAGTATTATTTTTAGTATTATTTTTAGTATTATTTTTAGTTTTAGTTTTAGTTTTAGTTTTAGTTTTACTCTGTGAAGTCTCAATATGTTCTTTTTTACTGTATTTTTTAGTTTTACTACTACTATCCACTCGATGGGTACTAATATTGTCTTTATCATCAAT